ACTTCAAAAAGTTCTCAACCTGTATAACTCCCAAAACCTTTTTCTCACTCATCGAAATACCGCCTTCCGATCACATAAACAACTTCCAAGATATATTATACACATCTTTTTGTTTTCGTCAATATGTACCACACCATTTTGTTGTGCTACTTTATCAAAATTTTAGATGATGCCATTTACTCAGCATCATCCACAACCAGCTTCGCGTCATAATAAAACCTGTGTGCGCCAAATTGTCCAGCAAAGGTTGCTCCGCGCTCGTGCCAACTGCCTGGAGCAGCCGCCGGGGTTACAAACCATTGAATAGGTTTGTCTGAAATCTTAGCGCCGTAATCAAACACCATAGACACAGCCAGTTCGTTCTCTGCCGTCACCTTCCTATTATATAAGGAACTATAACCATACTTCTTAAAGACCTGCTGGATGGTTAGACTATCAAGTACAGCGGAATCATAAAGGCATTGGGCCACAGCCATCTGGCCTTCCAAACTGTCAGCACCTGCTTCACAAGCAACGATCTGCTCCGCAAGAGCACGTTCGTCATCAGTGAGTTTATGTTTGCCCTGACCAAAGTTTACAATCCGCATCTCAGTAACGGTTTCTACAATGACTTCTGGCTCCTTTTCCTCTTGCTGCACTACACTCACTGCCGGAGGGCTATTATTATAAAGGTATGAATCACCATGATTCTGAATTACCGGACTGATCTTCGATACAAGATTCCCCGCCAGCAGGCACATTATACACACAATAGCAATACTTTGCTCACGATTTATTAACAAATTAGAGTTAATAAGAATCACTTCATTTCAAAAATATTGGTTTTATCAAAACTTATCAATTGAATCACCCGCAGGCTCATTTAACCACGTCAACCACTCTTCTCTAGTACATGGATAATCTATAAGATTATTCACAACCAGCTCAAGCAGCATTGCAATCCTGAGTTTATCCATTTTCCGAATAACTTGCATTCGATTCAGCCTATTCCCATTCTCATCATATTTTATACTATTCATATTACACCTCAACTAAAAATATTGTTTTATAAACTGCGCAAAAATTCATACAACTCAACTTCACCTTGCAGCCAAACGACATCTCCGCCAGCCTTCAAATACACCGAATAGACCTTATCAGGATGCTCGAAGATGGATTCTACCTTCTTAGCTGCGTTCCGATCAATAAGTACACTACTCATAGTCTTATTCTCCTTCTTTAAAACGCATATCCACGCACATTATTATGCAGCGGAGGTTCAATTTCAAATGCCTTATCACTTTCGGCATCATACTTGAACCACTTCGTCAGCTCGGCCACAGGATAGAATCCTTCTTCGTACCCTTCAATCACTGCATAGTTATAGCAATGTTCAAAGACATCGGCCACATTATCAATCACAGACTGGATAGCTTCTTTCAAATCCGTGAAGTACCCGGCAATCCAACTGTCGTCCGGCATCCAGTAGATGCCTTTGGTATTTGACACCGGCGAGCCGAATTTCGCATTCTGCTCATCCTTAAACGAGTCAATCATTGTTACGGTATAAATCATCTTGTACCTCATAGTTTAAGTAACGTTTGACATCATCCTCAAGAAGCATCAGTACAATCTTATCAAATGTTTTATGCGCCTTCTCATAGATGGCAAATTTAATGGCAACTGGTTCACTCCATAAGTTCAAGTATTCAAGAGCCTTGTTGTAAGCCCCATTCTCTTTGTTATTCCCACCGTGACTATAATTATAAAAATCATAGCAAAGTTCAAGAAATTCAGAGCTACTCATTTCGTTGACATATTTTCGTGCCCGCTTAGTTTTTTCTTTATCGATAACAGTCAGCATAGTCGTTCTCCTAAATCTTAGTTCTTATCTGTTAAGCAGTTCTTTGATGTAAAGCGTCTCAAAATTTTTCAAATTAGGATATTCATTTCGAGCCATTCTCTCTGCCTGTTCTTCAACACTCAAAATACTTTCAAAGTCATCATCTACACCAACAACATAACACATACATTCGTGATCGTGCTTATCGTTCCAACCTTCAAAAAGAGCAACGAACTTTTTCATAATGTATCTCCACTTAAATCTTAGTTTTTATCAAACATTGTAATCGACAAAATATCCGTTGTACTTAAATTCTTTTGCTGCCTTACCGGCAACAATTAAGGCTTCGCCAATCAAAATTGTCTCATCTGGTTCTTTTGTGATTCCGGGCAACGAAACGACCAAGTGAATTGGTTCGTCTATGCCATCTCCCCTGCGGAAAAATTCAACATCAGTATCAGAAAACTGGTCCCGGAGTTCTCTTTCTGCTCGTTCTAAAACGGAATGTCCAACTATATTCATTGTAATCTCCTTAAAGTTTAGAAAATCTTAGGCTCCTATTAGCTTTCAAAATATCTTTTGGCGATTTCTTCATACAATTCTTTCTGCGCCATGTTGTATGCCGAAGCGGAATCGAAGCGTTTCTTTTCGTAATCAATACTAAGGTATCTTTGGATTCGTTCAATTTGACAGGCCATTGCTTCATATCCAGAAGTAAGTAGACCGCAACTTTCGTCTTTTTTAATTGCTTTAACTATCGTCTCAAGTTCAGCCTTGGAACAGTCAGCAAACATATTCTTTTCAAAAAGCATATCAGAATCCTCCTAAATTTTAATTTCATCAACTCGTTTGTTCCAAGCGTTCACTGCATTCGAAAGCGTATTATTATCTGGCGTTCCACAATTAACAAGATCATCATAATACGCTTTTGTTCTCAGTCCACAATAATCACATACGACTTGCGCTCTCCATTTAAAAAGTGTTGCTGGACCACCGCAGCACGGGCATTGTTTCAAATCATTCATTTCGCCCACACTTTCCATGTCTCACTGCCCACTGCTCACTCTGATCGTCTGCAATAGACGCCACTTTCAGTAGTCCCATTACAAAAATCCCAAAAGGAACAAGCAGTACAAAATAAAATGCAATAAACGATATCATCATAATCCACATTATATTAACCTCACATGTCTTTTGGCTTGACCATCTTGTATTGAGGTTGCCTCAAGCATACACCGCACAAAGAGATTATTCAACACAATTATCAAAATTACCAAAATTTTACTAATAATCCTACGTCATCAATAGTTATATCATCGATCTGCACATCCTTTTGTTAAGTATCCACAAGAACCCGGATTTTATCAATTCTTGCATACTTTACATCATTAGCCATCAAACCCCATAATGGAAACTGTATGCTTTCCGTTATCATAACGAAAATAAAATCCGCCAAGAGTTTTGATGGTCTCTAATTTTGTCATGTATTCAGCAAGTTTTATTTCATACAAATCTCCAGAAAAGTGTTCTAACCCTTTCCATTGTTCATCAAGCTCATTCGTTAACTGTCTAATACCTTTGCATAACGCTTTGATTTTCTCGTCATTACTTTTCATCCATTGCATCCTCAAGCTTTCCGTTGATGGAGTCGATTTCACGCATTAGCTTACAACGCCAATTACCATCTTTGTCAAGCCTAAAACACAGATTCTCATCATTACTCTTGTATCCCATGTAGCAGTAAGCCCTACACAAGCTTGTTGCATCAAGTGCGTCTTGTATAACTCGTGCTTCATTGAGAGTCAAATCAATCTTCATCTTGTTTCTCTCCAATCAAACTTCTGACCACAATCTCTGCAATAGTGATCATACCTACTTGTAATTACCGTATTGCATTTGGGACAGCGAAAACTTCCATGCTTCGGATCGACGACAACTATTTCACCCTCAATACGGCTGAAATAGTCATCAAGTACATCGCTCAAAATCATCTTCCCACGCCAGCCGAGGTCATTCTGCTGAATATTCTTCGTGAGAATTCGATATGCGCTAATGATTTCACGCTTTGTGTATTTCATGTTTTACTCCTCTACAATATCCTGATTCACAGAATTCCATACCTCGGTCGAAGTGCTGTCATTCTCATCAGATAGGCGATCAATCCAAGCGTTCAACACTTCTCTATACACAGTCATATTCGGGCAAAAATGACTGTTGGTAAATACCGGCATATCGTCATTGCACAAGATTCTCATGATGGCAGCACACACAGCGGCAGATCTCGATACACCAGCAGCACAATTCACGCAGAACCAATCGGTTTTATCTGCTTCGTGATTATCCAGAACAAAATTCACGATATCCTTAGCCTGAATATCAGTGATACAGGTGCCTTCTAAATCAGTAGTGCAATCATCAAACTTCAGCGGGAGAAAAGTAATATTGCCCTCACACTTATGAAAATCAATATGATGACCATTAGCTTCAGTGATTGAGATAAACCGTATCCGTTCAAAATGTGGCTGTCGGATAAAGTCTTCTGCATCTTCTGCACTCATCACCGAGAATTTCCATTTTCTTCGATACATAGTAACAATCATTTAGTTTTCCCTCCAAAGAATTTAGGTTTTATCAAAATCCTCTTTGAGACATTCTTCTCTTGCGTTATTAAGTGTTTCTTCTACAATTTTTATTGCAATATAAATACCGTGCATCTTACCATGATAATAAAGCCTATTTCCATTCTTTTTACCATTAAGCGCAGCATCAAAGTGTTCCCGTGATGCTTTATCAAACTCTTCTCCGAGACGATTATAAATTTCTGTTAGCTGACCCATATTCACACCTCTCAATCAAAATGCAAACGGACTATTATTCACTGTTATTATCAGCGCTACATTAAAAGCAAACATTACAAATGCGGTCATTCTCTATCACCTCAATCTCTAAATTCAATATCTACAACAATATTCTCAGGCTCTGTCATGTATCTTCGTGCCAGCAGTTCTACCATACGCTCCTTGTCGCCAAGATTACTATTACACAGTAGATATGAACAAACTTGCCTACCTCTGTACAAGAACACAGCCCATGCACTTCTTTTTAATGGGTTTGTTGTGTTAATCATTCCATCGCTTCCTCCAGAGAAGTAATCACATCATCAAAGTCAAAATCCAACGCACCAATCGCACCAATCATATCGTCAAGAGAATCCACGGCATCGGACAGGTTTGTGCAAGCACCATCTGCCTTATCGTACCGTTCACTTCCCTGCAGGTTTTCCGGCATATTGTCACGATACTCTTCTTCTTCCCACTGGATATCCTCAACATCAGATTTTACACTTTCGACCTCAGATACAAGTTCTTCCAGCTTCTTACGGATGGAACAAAAACGGTCAATGGTCTGCTTAATAGCTTTTCTACGAGTGTTATTCATTTTCAAATCTCCTCTCAATCTACGATACCAAGCTTGCAAATATTTTTCGGATCAGTGATATAACCAAATGTCAATGTGTTTCGCAGATATCCTTTGTATTCAAAACCACGATCACGAGCTGCTAGACGACACACATCTCGAATCGCGGATTCTCTCGGCCAAGAAATACCAGCCAGCTGATACTTCCACTGAAGATCTCTCAGCTTCTGCCACTCAATTACAGGCTTCTTTTCGTTCTCAAAACATAAACCGTTCTGCACGGCATACTTCAGAGCATCACACCGCCTACTCTCTTCTGATGTACAAGTTCCCCATTCGTTTTCCAGACGGCGATACGCCTTATCAAACGGTGCTTGTTTTGCTCCATCAATCGCAAATGCTGCGCCAAGTAAACCCAAACCAAGTAACAGTCCCATAATTCAAGCCTCCATTTATGCTGTTTCCAGCTCTCTTTTTACTAGTGGACGACGTTTCGTTGCGTTTTTCAGGATATCGTTGCCACTGAATTCTTTTCTGTCAACTCTAAGATTACGACCACTCCCTATCGGACAAGCCCGGCGATAGTCATCAGCAGTCTTGCAACCAAGAGATTCTGCTTCATCCAGAGCTTTTCGCACATAAGCCCATGTGCTACCGCCGAGATCAGAACACTTACCAATCACAGCAAGTACAAGTTCATCACCCATGCGCTCAACATATTCTGCTAAAGCCTTTCGACCAGTAGCACCAAGCTTCCCGATATTCTCTCGAAAAACATCCTCGATAGGTTTCGTCGTTGTCGTCTCATCACAAGACGAAGACGATATCTTATCTTTTTCTTTCTCTTTTTCTAGCTTGGTTTTGCTTGCGTTTGCTTCATTTTGCTTACGCTTGCTTGATGAGCCACCAGCTTTGCCAGAAATTCTCTTGCCTTCGATGTATTCGGCATCTTTATCTAAATCTCTCTTCACGGCGGGCCACACATACCGCTCATTTCCGTTGAGTTCAGGCTCTGTTCCAGACGATTTGTATTTCATCATCGCCAGTACCAGACGCCCCACCTCAGCAGCACTAAGGGGTTCAAAGTAGCTCTCGTAGGTATCCCAGATCTTAATATAAGTATCAGCCATCATACACCTCAGTCTTCCAAGCTGTGTGTATTCACACCATAAAAAGTCTTCTTATAATATTCTTTTGCCTTATCCTCATCAAAACCAACGTACCGTAATGTAATATCCTGACTACTATGATTCAACTGACTCTGAATCCAAGACAATGCCTGGTTATCATCCTTATTAAGACACATCTCACGATAACCAAATGTCTTACGGCAAGAATGAGACGCAATCTTATAATTAAGATTCAAATCTCTACCAGCATTACGAAGGATACGAGCAAAAGAATCAACATCAATAGGATCACCGGCTTTTTTGGGTTCTGCAATATGAGGAATACCAGTTTTCCCATCTCCACCATTTGTCCTCAACGACTTTTTCCAACTCCCCTGCCGAGACGGAAACATCCAATCGTCATATCCAAGATTTGCAATCTTAATGTACGTTTCAACGATGTCTCTCGCTTCTGGAGTAAGAATGATTTCACGATATTTGGAAGTCTTTTCTTCGACGATGCAAGTTCCTGCGTCCTCAACCACCTCAATTTTTCCATTATAAAGACAGTAAGACATATCAGAAACTTTCAATTTAAGCAAGTCACTAGCACGCAACCCAGTTGCAATGCCGACATTAAATAGACACCAATTGCGATATTGCTTTTTATCCCAGAAGTATTCCGAAATCATTTGAACATCATCCAAGCTTCTAATTGGAGAAATATTACGCTTACGCTTCTGCTTACTTTTTGTAACACCACGCTTTTTCGCCGGAACGGAAGGTTTAGGATTAAAATAGACCAATTTAGATATCTGTTCTTCTTTTCTTTCAACAACTGCACTCATCACATTCACCTCAAATCCCATACTTTAAACAGTATTTTCCGTAAGACAATCCCTCGGCATCCGCAAGTTTAATAACATCGCTGAATGTCAAGATTGGCTTTTTGCTTCGTTCCTGTTCTCGTCTCTTTCTTTCATAAGCCTGTCGCGCTTCGATTCTTACTATCCTGCGGCAATGATCACAATACTCATGATTTATAGCAGCCGGCGCACCACAAACCTTACAGTGTCCGTTTCCTCTGATAGTAGGCATACCTTACACCTCGAACTTATCAATCTTCCAGTGATGACGATAATAACTTTCACCACTACAAACAACAGATGCTTCCGCAGCTTCGCACCATGTCTCATCATCGCTCACAGGCCGTAAGTCATTCTTGCTTTCATTAAACAGAAATACCATTTTATCAATTGCTTTGACTCTATCCTTTGTGACCATAATCACATTATCTTCTGCGTAAAAGTCACTGGAATCAATACATTCGTGCAAAATATAGACCTTCATTTTTATGTACCTCAATTCTTTTCAAATAAATCATTACGAACCTTCGGAGTAAACTGACGAGTGCCAAGCTGCTCAATTGCAGTCTCTAGCTTGCCATCTCCCCATTCTCTGGTTTCTGTGTTCATAACGATCTCAAGCAAAAGCTTTGCGTCCTTAGCTTCTCTTCGCTTACGACGAGCCTTTTTAAGCTCTGCCATAAGCTGATAACCTTGTGCTGCATTAACAGTCTTGAACTCAATAGCGTGCTCAAGGTCATCAATCTCATCACTTGCGGCAGTCAAATCGCCGTACACTTTTGAATACAGCTCTTTCAAATTACACATGGTTTTATCTGTAATAACCAAATTCTTTTTAAGTTCTGCCAGCCATTCAGAATCTTCCATGTGAAATGCGTATGTATTCGGCTTTACAGCCGGAGCCGTTATATTCGGACTCTTGCCTGCGATGGTAGCTTCATCCATAGATTTCGGTGCATAGTGTCCGTTCTTGTACCCGGCGGGAAGCTTGTTGATTTCACAAATCGCCAGTCCCTTGGATTCAAACTGTAATGCCAGATTGATATCACAGGTGGCGCAGATTCGACCTCCCTTCCGTTTCATAATATAGTTATGACCATTCGAGATTACGTACATTATTTGCTCTCCTGCTCCTTCATCAACTGCTTTACAGTTTTCTTAAACAACGCGAGGTTCTTTTCGTTTTCAATAAACACCTTAGTCTTCGGATTCGGTGCTTTACCGTGTGCCTTTTCGTAAGCCACAAACAAATTATTCATTTTCTTATAGCCAATACGCTCGTAAATCAGAGTATAAGTGTGCTTATACTGTGGCTTATCGCCAAGTTTTTCTGCCAGAGGAAGCATAATGGGGAAAAGAATTTTTGCCGTTTCGCTCTGCTTCTTGGGCTTTTCCTCCACAACCGGTTCAGGTTCAACTTCCTTGGCTTCTACCTCGATCACAGGAGCATCACAGACAACCACTTCAGGAGCTGCTTCAATAGTTTTCGCTTCAGGCAGAGCTTTCTGCTCAGCGGCCTCTTCCTTCTTCTTATTGATTGCTTCAGTATACGAATCTTCAACCAAGGCACCAAAGATGGACTTATACATCGTACTTGCTTCAACCACATCAATCGTAGGAATGTGACCAGTGCGACCGGTTCTTGCACAATACTTTCTGCGCTCTTCCTCAATAACGAAGGTATAGACACGATTCATATATTCGTAAATATCACGGAACACATCCTGAACCTTCATTTCATTGATTGCGGCAATCACATTGATACGTTCATACATCTTCTTACGCCAGTCGCTCATCACATCCTTACGAGGAGTAAAGTTTCTGGTGGAACGAATTGCTTCATCCATCTGCTTGTCCTTAATCTGATGGACACACTGAGATACGCTACTAATCGTATTCAATGCCTCGTTACTGGTGGCGCGAGCTTCCTCAATCTGTTCACTGAGATCCTTGCGAACAGACTTGAGTTCACTCTGAAGATTCTTCATGCTATCAAACAGGGCGTGAAGTCTTACATCAATGAATTCTTTGCTCAGTGCAGCATCCATCTTAGGAGTAGCCAGAACGGAATCACCACGCATCAGAGATTCCATAATGTCCCAGCAGAAATCCATAAACGCATCAGCCTTCGGCTGACGAGACAGACGGCAAATTTCCATCACACCACGCAAACTGTAACAAATAATTTCACGTTCCTTCGTGATTCCACCCTCAACTGTCGTCAAATTGACGACAGTTGATAAGGAGTCCAAACGATCTGCATTACGCTCATGAATCTTTGCAATGTATTTCCGAGGTTCTTTACATTCCAGTGCTCGCCCAATTTGTTCACGGGTCATGTAATACTGGTGCTTGTCATTCTGGTACACATCCACATTCAGTGCGCCGAAGGGCTTAGAGGTTATTACGGTCATAGGATTGTTGGTAGTCATTTTGTTTACTCCTTTGTATTTGTTAAGAAAAATCTGCGGTCAAATCTTCAAACGACCAGCTCTTATGATTCGTGTACTCATCACTGAATACATCCATCCAAAGATAACTTTCAATATCACCACAACTTTCGTAATTGATACTGGACAGGTTAATTGTTTCGCCATCATTTCTTTTAAGGTAAATCACAATCTCAGGATATGGCTCTGTAATGCCTTCTGCGATAATCTTTCCGATATGTGTATCAATTGCAAATTGCTTTTCATTCATTTTATTTTCTCTCCTAGAAGAACTGTTTTATCAAATCTCTACGATTTTCCACCAATCGTATACGTCACAAGTATCAATACGAATATCACCTTTTAATCGCAAAACACTAAAATTCTGTTCACCATTTTCATCTTTATAATATTTACAATAATGATTTACAAGAATATCGTCCACTTGTTTGTTCATTTCATTTTCCGCTTCAAGAATCGTATTAAAACCCTTTTTATAAACAACTTCTGGGAGAAATGAATTCTCACCTTTTGCAATATAAGTATTGATAAGTGCAAACATTTTGTCCTCACAATCTATTTATCAAGCCATTTCTTTTTCCATGTACTTCAGAGCGTTGGCAAGATATCTAAACATCTTACTCTTGTGCATTCCATCAAACCACTGAGCAACATACCAGTTACCAAGGCAATCACAACGACACTTCAGCTTGCCAAATCTGAACTCTGGCCGTGCTGTAGGCATCTTACTTAGACTATTCCACAGTTTTAGAGCCTCTTCCCTATTCATTGGAAATGATATCCAAGGTTCGTGACCATCTGTGAACTCAAGTTTTAAAACCATATTTTCACCTCAAAACTGATACTTCCAGAACAATTTCGCATTACCAGTAATGGTCTGCAAATAACTAATGTATTCATTAAAAGAGCACACACCCTTCATTTTCATCTTACGTGCTCCCACAGCTCGTGCAGCAACCTTCGGATCATAATCAACAGCATCAATAAATGCACTGTCAATCATCTTCTGCTCAAACATTTTGATTTCGTTGATATCCATACTCATATTTATTCCTCACATAAATTTTCAATCTTGCTAGTCACTTTAAATCCTTGCCAAGTCCAACTCATATCTTTATTACCGACCAACGCAACCATTCCTTCTGGGTCAAATGCGATCTGAAAATCCTGATAATCAGAATAAGTTTCCATACACTCCTCTGCATCTCTTTTTATGAAATCCTTCGCCGCCTGTTCACTCTTAAAAAACTCCGGCTCAAATGCTGCTCCGTCAACACTGCATTCAATAACGCACCAAATCTCATCGCACAGTTCCATTTTTAATTCTCCTTACTCAAAATCCCACCATGCGTTAATAGACGTATTCGGAACATAAACCTCAAGCATATGATGGCCGTCACGAATCCATTCAGGTTCATAGCCTTCATCTCGCAGTTCTTTCATCAGACTTTCAAAATCATTATTAACAGACTCTACCGCATCTTCCATTGTTTTGTGTTCTACACGGTAAGGACCATTACACATCGTATCATCATAAACAACCGTAATCATTTTTAAAACCTCGATTCTATTTAGATTTTTACACTTCCTGCCTTTTCATCCAGAATAGATTGAAACATATAAAGCAATCCTTCAGCCGTACATTTCTGTGCTATCATATTCGCAGATTTTTCACTGTGGTTGCAATAATATTCGCTATAAAAATGCAATGCGTTAATAACCGTCTGTTTCTCAAATTTTGTCATATTCATTCTCCTTTATATTATTCTATTAAAGATTATCAATAAGAGAATCGATTGAGTATTCGATTGCATCTTCAGAATTAACCCTTTGAGTATTAAGAACGTAAATTAGCTCTCCATCGTCTGCCCATCTTATTTCAAGCATAACAACGTAACCAAGCTCATCTTCATCATATGAAATATCAAGTTCATATTCATAAAAACCATCAATGGTGTATGTTTTAATTCTAGTGTCAAAGTTATCAGGTTTTTGGCCTACGCCAGCCCACCTAGACGGATTCATCTTAGAAATAAAATCTTCTGCAATCTCACGTGCCGTCATAAGTTAATGTCCTCCAAAATAAAAGCTTTTTCTGAATCAAAAGGTTTTAGTAACTCATATTTGTTGGTTTCTTCATTAAAAATCCCAACTCTCACACCTTCTCTTAACCAATATGAAAGTGTATCAAGAGCTTCCTTAACTTCATCCACTGAATGATCCCATCCGCAATTTTGGATAATCATAATTCTCACTCCCTTAATTCCTCATTATATTATTATCTTATCATCATTAAGTGTTTCGGTTTCATACGTTGCATAGACAAGCTCTGTCGGCTTGCTGTAACACGTTTTCATCCAGTCAAGCTCTGCATCACGCAGCTCTTTTGTGGGATAGATTTCATGCCCTCTATACGTATCGCCGTACATAAAATGTCTGACAGAATATTCAAGATGGTAATACATTATCGTTTTTCCAACTCCTCACACACTTTTGCAATGATAGCCAAACCTGTACGCCGAAAATCTGCATTGTAAGGATTTTGTGCTTGAACATCTAAATGGTACAGCAATTTTTCCAAATCAGAGCTATATTCAACGCCTGCTGTTTTACAAAGGACCTCGGCCATCGCTTGAGTGTCATATTTCATAATAAAACTCTCCTTTTACACCTCACTAAAATTCGCATTGAAAAGAATCTCATTACCGTATTCAGTAAGAGTATCCTTGAACCACTTTTCGTTCTTCTGCCACCACTGTTCAGCCTGTTGCGGAGTCAACACAATCCCGTTCCGTTTTGCTGCTTCGATAACATCATCAGTACACCAACACGTTGGTGCAAACCAATATTGATCTATACCATCATCTTTTTCCTGTTCGTCTTCAATGTAGTTAGGGCAAAAATCGGTAAAATACCAAATAAAAATATTTTCGAGATGAAAATCACTTCCGCCAAACTGCCGTTCAACATCTTCTACTTCTTGTCGAAGATATAACTCGCTAAGAATTCCATCACTGTGTTCTTGTACCCATTGTTTTGTTACGCCAAACTTCTCTGTCAACTCATCTACTTCAAATGACCACATTCCATAGTTTGTATTCTCAGTGCCGTATTTCACCATATAATCAGCAATCTGACGTTCCATCATATTGTCATCCATGATATCTTCCTCCTAAAATTCAACATTTATCAAAGTTATAAGTGACGGTCACAACCTTCTCTGCATCACCGATACGGCACCGATCTTCCTTTAATGCCTTTTCAAGACTACAACCAACACTGTATACAATACCGTTTTCAAACACATCGGAACCGATAAATCCGAATGCTTTATCAATCTCCTTCCATTCTCCGTGTTCTTCTCGATAAAGCATATAGCCGTAGTTCTCACCGGAAAGATAATCGCTATAAGTTTTCACCTCATCACGCATGATTCGTTCTGCTTCATTTTTGGTATTATCCGAACCATCCGTAATAGCGGTTACAATCCAACCAACATTGCTATCGTCCCACGAACCTCTGAATCGTGTATCACAATCCATAGACAAGCCAGAATGGTCATGCAGCCAAAGAGGAAGCCATGCAATATGCTTGTCCAGAAGAATCTGACAATCACGAATAGAGAATTCACCTGCAACGTATGTAGCAATTTCGTTATACTTCAAACCAACATACATCGGGTTTTCAGAAACCTTTTTATCAAAAAGAGTTCCAATACCGCAGATGGCATATCGTTTTTCGTCGCTATAATTTTCATCAACAACGACACAGGTATCTTCCAACTTCATATTAAAAAGTGCATCAAGAATTTCTTCATCAGAGCAATACTCGTAAACCAGATTGTTCCAAAACTCTTCCGGTGTGCTTGCATCGACCTTATCACCAAGACGGTAACGAGGATGGAAACAAGCCATCACGGAATCGTGGTCGTCCCACCAACGAGGGTTATTGTCTGCAACGTCGTCGTGCTGAATATGCAAGCAATACAGGTTATCGCCGTAAGTCCATTTTATGATTTCATTATCGTAGCAATACAGTTTTTCCATATCTAAAATCTCCCTTTTATAAGCACCCGTTTGCAGTAATAATCAACAACGGTTCAAGATCATCAACTTCATTATTCCAAATTTCAAGCCAATCGTAAGGTTCTCCGTTGCAAGCTCGTAATTTGTTGCTTTTCAGAACAGACATCAAACCCATACCTGTTGCTTCAACATATTTCAGATCTTTATTTCTGAAGAGTTCATCATAATAGCCTCCATCCTTTTCGTAAGCGAGAAGCACATACATTTTACTCACCTCTTATGCACTTGCCTTTTCTTCAAATTCATTCCATTCTTTCCAGAGTTCGTTTACCTCTGTCTCGTTTTTGTACGGTGCGAACTCAACATAATAGTTGCTTGTCCACTCATTCAGGTAGTGTTCATAGATAGCTGCAACACCACGCTTTGTTTCAACGACAAAACTATCAACCAAAACACCCTCAACGTAAGCACCAGTGTATTGTGCTTTATTCTGGTGCATCCAACGGCCAAGAGCACCTGCATTAAGATAAAATCGTGTCATAACTCATTCTCCTTTACTCTGCAGATAAAAGTGCGTATGCCAATTCTTTAAGCATATCTCGAATCTTATATGCGTCTTCAGCAATTACCCAAACAGAATCTGGGATACCATTCTCACCACGATTTGCAATTAGTTCAGCTGCGTGACTATCGACATCGAAATTCTCATATTCGCTCATCGCACTGCCGGGAATGTCATTTGTGTTTAATGTGAGAATAATATTCTCACCAGCCGGAGACCAACTTTCGATATCAATTGTTTTTAAATCTTCGCCAACAATCCCCCATTCAAGAGATTCCAGAATATCTTTATACTTAGATTCGATTTTCATAGTTCATTCTCCTTTACTCTTACTCTGCCAAAATCATAGCAAGAACCGGTTCACCAGAATCTTTCAACTGAAGTTCCAGAATATCGCCACCGTTGACATCCACAATTTCACATTTGCTTAGATAATCCTGAAGAAAGAACATCTGACATTCCTGCCAGAAGATTTCCTTCGGATCTTCATTCTCACCTACGAACACATTCTTGTGATGAAAAGATTCATTCCAAACCCAGCCATCACCATCAAAGCAAGCGTGAACTTCCCTCAGATCCCACATAATCTTCACTCCTTAAAACTCCATTGTTTCTCAGTCCTGCTACAAGTGCTTCTTCGATTCGTATTTTTTCATTCTCTGAAATATTAAGAGAATAAAAAGTACAAATCGAATTGTATAACGGCCCACACACGTACATAACATCAAGATAATACCTATCACTTGTGTTGAACATTAAGGCATAACCTGTTCTATCTTCTTCGTGGTAATTATTTACAATTAAATCCCACATTTTATACTCCTCTTGTTATTCTCTGAATGCGTTTATCTTCCATCTTTTCATATAGTCAACTGCGTCAATGGCTTCTTTTTTAGTGGACACATGACAACACTCATCCCAGCATCCTATAGCATCATTAAAATAAAGTAGTGTGTAACGAGCATCGAATTCATTACGACGGAAATCATTTAAATGAAACTTGGCTCCATACTTTTCAAAGTCACGTTTTATCATTTTATCACCTCAAAATCCCCTTGAGCATCTTTACCATACCTTCGTAATCTTTATCATCTGCACCAAGCATACGAACCGTCATATCAAAATCAACTGTCTGACAATCACTGAAATCGTATTGTTCAATATCGTTGCTACAAGTGTCAGGGTAATGTTCTTCGAGCCTGTCTTTCGTACCACAGTCACAGAAGGTTCCAGAATAATAATCACTGGCCGACTCACCTGTTTTCATGTACACACGGATACCATCTGTGACAATCACTTTAGCGAACCGCTTCATATCTTCTGGCGTAAAGGTCTTATCCATGACATCATACGAATAGACCATGTAACAAGTTTTATCAGGCTCGTAAATATCCTGTTCCTTGTCTGCACCAAACGCTCTAGCGTATCCACCAGCCCATCCACCACAAAACACAAGAATTTCTTTTCCTGCTTCGATAGCTGCCATATATTCCTCTTCAGGAATTGCTACAATTCTTCCGTTAGGAAAAACAAAACCTTCAAATTCTCTCATTTTTATCACTCCTCTGCGTCTTTTACCGTAGCATAATCAATATCAATTGGGTTTGGATTATCTGGTTCGATTTCACCGGCAACAAATCTATCTTTCGCAATTTTATAAGCATCATCTTTGTTGTCTGCTTCAACAAACGTTGTGTAAGTAACGCTTGTTTCAATAGTAACGTAATAGCCGTTCATTTTATTTCTTCCTCACATATCATTTGTTTTAATGACCATAAAATAATGATGGTAGTCCCAACCACCTTCACTTTCTTCACCGATAACGTACTCTGGGTAAGGAGAAATTCTTGCTCCGGGGAGCATTTTATATTTGTCGGTGTCCACATTACATTCTCCGTAATATTGCTTCTCACATTTTTCATATGCTTTATTCGCTGCCGCAATAGCATCCACAAGAGTTTCAACAGTTCCGTGAATAAAGATTGCGTTTTCACAATAGACTCTTTGGTTTGTTAAATCTTCTACAATCACATACATTTTACACACTCCCAACATTCTTGAATCCATAAAGGCTATAACCTTTATATTTGAAATACCTCATCGCTTTGTTAATCTGAGAAGAGCTTGCTGTCGAATGACTTTTTAGATATGTATTCTTATATTCGCACAGCTTCTTATACTCATCGCTTTCACGATGAGCTTTCAGCTTTTCGCAATGGTCGTGGCAACCAGGATAACGCTCCGGTGCTACACAATAACGGCAAGGATCAGTCAATTTCTTCCACCTCCCCAGCTTCATAAAAAGCAACAATGTAAGATTGAGCTATTCTTTTATCCTTCCATCTATACGGAGTAATAATAACCTTGCCACTCATCCATGTTTGTTCAACATGATACCAGCCATCAATATAAACAATCTTCATTCTTTTGTATTTCATATTGCGAGCTCCTTACTTATTAGACTTGCATTGATACTTACGTTCAATCATTTCGGCTTCCACCAATGTCATACCGTGCTTCCACCGAATATCAACAACGGATTCGACCCAGTTCCCTGTTTTACGATTCTTTATAACACGAACTTCTTCAACATCTTTGTAGATCTGTGTTCCACGCTTCGGAAGATAGGTCAAAACACTTTCTTCAGAATGTTCAAGATCGTAAGAACCAACGAAATCACAATCCCGACGAATCAAATCAAAAATTTTCTTACGGTTCTGCTTAGACAGGTTTCTCATATTGCAAACTCCTTTTCTCTTGTAAACTTAATCACCAACGCATTCACGTTGGCCGCCTCCATTGTTGACTGCTTTGCATCCTCGTGATTACCAGCTTTGAGGAACGAAATGCTCTGATCCATCAGCTTGCGCCGATAAGAAGAAAGAGCTGCGAGAACGATATTCTTTTCAGTGTTGGTCATGTTCTTTTTCCTCCTGCTCACGTTCCTTGTGAAATTTTCGCACTTCTTCCCAAAAATCAAACGGACTAGAATTGTGATAAACAAGCTCCATGTATTCTTTTCTACTGTTAAGATGGTTTATGTTAGTATCCATTTTTATCACCTCAATCTTCATCGCTCAGGTTCTGACAAAAACTCAAATAGAAATCAATATCGAAACATTCCACATCACCATCAGGGAACCACCCGTAGGTCACATCTGCAACCGCTTCGTGTTTATAAAGAGCATCTACAATCTCGTCACGGAATGCCGTGACCCAGTTTTTTGTTACGTTGAATTTTCTTGTAATTTCATAAACATGAATAATCCAATTACCTTCTGTGGTGCTTCTTGTTCCACTTTCGACCATCCAGTCGGAAATGCTTTTAATCATCCAATCGGTAACTTGTTTTACAGTTTCGCTAGTATACATTTTCTATCACCTCAATCAAAACCGAACGACTTCATGTTTTGCATTCTCAAGCATCTCCTTCTCCTGTTCTTCAAGACGCTCAACTTCACATAAAACATCACGAATACCAAAGATAATTAAATCCCGGTCACGCTCACGTTCTGCTCTATGTGCGGGATTGCTTTTACAAAATCCATCGCACAAACTATTTTCTCTTGCAATCAAATTATCAATCGCATACTTCAAAACACGCTTATCTTTTTCAGTCATATTTATCACCTCAATCATTGTAAAATATCTGTTTTAGCAGTTTTTGAAATCCAAATCTCTTACAAAATTCACAATAGGGTCTCGGAAAACAACGCTCTTAATACAAAGAGACTCCAACTCATACTGACCTTTACAATTTCCGTAAAAGATAAGTCCATGACCGATTTCATCAAACCATTTTTGAGCCTTATCAATAGAATAAAAGTGCCGCGCACCATCAACGGATTCAGTAAAAAATGTGTACCCATACTCATCAAATTGAACATACTCCCAACGATTAAGAATGTTTCCTTTGTAGTAGAATAAATGCTTTACGGCAATAACATATACAGTTTTCATATTTTCATCTCCTATAAAAGCATGATTTTAATTATTAACATTCAACTTCTTCAATGTCTGCATGTTTATCTAAACTCCAGTCATTGATTAAATCATTGAGTTCTTTCGCTCTCTCTTCAGCTACCTATTTCTTATAACAGAAGCTGTCAATTTCATAACCTTGGTGGTCCCAGCAACGAGCGATATATGCCTTCATACTTAACACTCCTTTTAATGTTTAGATACCCCAAGAATCATAAAGATCTTCGGGCTTATCATTCGGCATCCATGCTTTTGCATTATCATTAAGGAAGTAACCGCAACCAAAAAATCCAGCAGGAGAATCACAAAGATTCTGTTCACCATCTTTAACACCAGCTTGATAAACAACATAGATAAACTCAGCAAGCTCATGCTTATCCATTCGCCTAATGCGGTCGTACATTGTTTCCATATCAATCGCTCCTTTTTATATTCTCATGCTTTCGCATTCTGGTAGCGGTTATGTCTGCCCTAGTACCGCTAATCACCTAGCATCTGCTGCTTATACCACCCAGACTTGACTTCTTATGTAGTCCTCAATATCTGCTGGATAACCATTGCGCTGGACATACTGACACAGCATACGCTGCACATCAAGGTTGTCACCGTAGTCCATTGCCAACGAGATATCTTCACCGTGAGTTCCAACACCCAGGCGTTCATACTTTCTGACTTCAAGATAGAAGTCGTATGCACTGTAGTGCCTTCCGTCTCGGCGATTGAGAATACTATCAATAATCACTCTTCATCCTCCTAATTTTCAATATAAGCCATACACTTCGCAGTGCCTAATATGCTGTTGCAACGTCATTGGTTTGTAGACGTTCTTAGAGTTAGGATTTGGGCGATACCAATGAATGATTTTTCCATCATTCAAAAAATAGCAAGTAACAATACTACCATTACATAATGCTTTAATAGGTTTTACACCAGCCGGAAGTTCAGACAATTTCAAGAAATATTTTTCTTCTTTAAACTCATGACTCAAAGAAAATCTCGCGATTCCATTTTCCATTCCAAGATAGCAAGTTCTGAATCCAATTGTTTTTTCGAAGAAATGCAGTTGCTCCAATGAATCAAATTCAGCAAAATACCACTGCCAATTTTTATGTATTATAATTTTTGTACGGTGTCTTTCATTGATATTTTTTGCAACAGTCATATAATTCCTGTTCCAATAAAACTCATTCTTCATTTTCAATCATTCCCTCATCAATCATATTTTTGTAGAAGTCATCGTCCAAGATTTGCTCTCCACACCAATTCACAAATAATCTTGCAACGTCCTCGCCAGACATTTTAACCAGCGTGTTCCACATCTTTTTTTGTACATCAGTCATCGCTTAACCCCTCCAAATAGATCTCTTTGTGTCAAAAATACCCTCTGACGTATCGCCATTACTTTCGGTGTAGAAGTAAATCATATCTGCACCGTCAACTCTTTCGATATGGAAATACTTTGCATTTTTGACAATTTCTTTTTCGCGCCACCCAGCAGTATTCAAAAGATTACTTTTACTGATGAATGTAAATGTTGCAACAATCTTTTCATCACCTGCGCCATTGATTGTCGTTATTACAGTAGGCACAGCTCCTGCCGGTGTTCTATTCCATTCAGCTTCACAAGAAGCATGAGGACCAAAGAAATCATTATCAAAGAACGGAATTGCTGTGATGTAGTTTGTATAAAACGTAGGCGAAATCACTTCTTCCTTTGTTTCTTCCGGTACAAGAACCATCTCACCAAAATCATTTTTCTTATAACGAACCTCGCTCATAAGAATCAGGCAGCTATCACTTGTGTAGTGAAAAATCTCGTAATCATAGTTATTGCGTTTCATACTCACATCTCCTTATTCTCTGTTTTTACTTGCTAACTCGATTATCTTATTGATATTGTTTTCAAGTAAAAATTCCATATCTTGCATATGAATCGAAAGAATTTCTTTCAGTTCTTTCTTTACAGCCTGTTCTGTAATTTTGGGACAGTTGCAATGCACTGTCAGGATCAGATCTTCAAACGTAATACCATCCAGAAGATTGTCACTTACAACCATATCGTCACCAAGCTTCCAATTCTGCTCCATTTTATAGCCCTCCTCTCGTATCCTGTGTTATATAGCTATATGGTAAAAATAAAAGCCCTATGACGGACTGCCTTTTCTAGCTACATAATACAGGATACCATTGCTTTTGTCAAGCACTAAAATGTAGATTTTATTAACGTCACATTTTAATGCGTTGATATGTTTTATTTTTGCGAACATTCTGTGAACATCAATCAACATTCACTTCATCAGACCGTGCCCACAAGACATCCTCGATGATGTCGTCATGAATGGTTTTTGTTCCATTGTTGTTCATGATCATTGTCACTTTCTGACCATCTGCCGGGGTTTCTTCCATGCTTGCGTAGGAGTATAACCATTCCTCGCCGTTCTCATCGATAACATGGATGGTCTTAATTCCGTTGCGGAATACTTCGATTTCATCCACGCTACCGGCCAGGACATAACGATTCTGCAAGCGAGTTTCCATATGCTCTGCCGCATTTGCAGTCATACAGTTTGCCAGAATGGAAACACCAGCCACAACAGTAGCCAGGATGACGGACAGCTTATTCTGAGTAAGTTTCATTTTTTGTACTCTCCTTTTCTTATCAATGACCCCAACGACACACAACCACGCCGTTGATCCAGATAGAAACGTTTGCACCCTGCCGATACCACTCGACAGCCTCACGATGAATGTTGGTGATAACACCGGTCTCATCATTCATGAACCATTGACCCTTTTTCATCTTGTGTTCTCCTTTACAAAAATACTGATTTTAGACAAACAGCTTCTTGCCAAAGCAATTCGGGATCTTTTCAAGCGGAAAAACAGGCTTGTGAAACGTGCGCCAGTTGTTGATATAATCCCAAGCATCTTCTTCCGTGTAGCAAATCTGATGACCGTCATAGATTGTTCCGTAATACATCACCGCATCACCACCAATGCGGCGAATACGGTCGAAATTCTTTACTTTGCATACACGCCACATTGCTCTGCCGTGACAGTCCCAGCCTTCATTGTAAGGAATATACAGCGCATCAAGACCTTTGAAGATTTCATTACGTTCACCAGTCCATTCCATGCAAACATCTCCTTTTCTAAAACATATCTTTTATTCTGACGGCATTCCAAAGACTTCAATGTAAGCCTTTTTGACTGCCGTTGTGATATGCGAATCATGTACATTATACTTATCGTACCACCCAGAAATCGTATCAGAAGTATACACATACATGAGTAAATCCCACGCAATCCGGGTCAACAGGTCATTGTACTCATTCTCTGCAATGACATTCTTAACATGTTTCTGCCAAGCGTCTGCGTTAGTCGTTTTCACATACTGAAAGCGATTGACAATATCAGGGTAAACAGAATCGAGTTTCATTTTTGCCATCTTACATTTCTCCCTTCAAAATCAGCGTGAAAATCAAAACAAGGCTTGCACCCAGAACGATACCAAGGACAAACATTTCTTTTGCGGTGAAATAATCCATAACAAACATCCTTTCTTATTCAATCCAGCATTTTGCGGTGCTGACGTATTCAACACCGGCATCTGCCAGGGCTTCCTGATAGATTGTAATCATATCCGTATCATTGAACATGATTGCAACATCCAATGCGCTTTCAATTGCTAAAATTGCCATAACGTCACACCTCTCTAACGGTTTCGACGATATAATCGTCATATTGATTTCCGAACGTAACGTATGCGTCCGGGCTGCACTTGGACAGAGCTTCAATCAATTCTGCTACGGTCATGCTGGTTGTCTTGTGCTCGATGATATCAAGCAGAGCATAACCGGCGTGATTCTCTCCGTTAATTCTGACAAATTTCATAATAAATCTCCTCTTTTATGCGATTTTCGACGTGTTTGTTTTCACTGTTCACTAGTCTGAACACCGGTGATTGTTTCGCCCTCTGCTCTCAATTTGGCAACGACAGCATCCAGACCGCCCAGGGCGTTCACTTCCTCTTCTGTGTAGAGGATATAACGACCACCAAAATTGGGGTTCTTGTCCTCTTCACAAGCGATAAAAATCGCGTATTCTTTCATTATGTTCTCCTTTTCATTTTGCATATTCCGCATGATACTTGCATATTTATGCAATTTTGAGCATAAAGAAAACGCCTTGCGATAAATTCACAAGACGTTTGTTTCTTGGGTATGAGGTTCTTAGGAATTGTAGGTATAACCTTCAATCAGTTGCACAAGTACAGCTCTTTTTGTTGTTCCCTCTTGCTCAATCTTTGCGGAAAAATCCTCAAAGAGCTTTTTAGGAATCTTAATCGCAAGCTGACTATTCGTTTCCATGCGCTTCTGATATTCGGTTGCATAGTTACGATCTGCCATAGTTGCACCACCTTTTGATGCAATTATAGCAAATTTTTCACTCTTGCGCAAGGTCTGACAATCAACGGTAGCCATCGAGGTAATTCACCTGCTTTCTACCGATATTCTCACCATACAATTCGCGGGTTGCTTTAAGGTATGCACCATCAAAACCCATCGGCTTTCTGCTCTTACTCACCTTAATATGCCGTCTCTTGATACAGTCATTACTATACCAGTTATCATACTTGTGCCTTGTCTTGTTCTTTTGGGTGGCAGACTTCTTGCTATGATCAAGTTCGGGGTTTGCGCCAACAGGATTCTTCTTGATGAAGTTTACAATCTTCTGATTGTATTCATTCTGCCATGGTACAAGCCCTCTGCCATCTTTCCAAACCATGCCGATTTGATTCACTCTGACGACTGCGATAAAGCGCAATCCCTCTGCGGTCTGACCATAGTATGCACCAGACGGCACAGAATGACCGTCAAATTTAATCTGACGGTCTGCATGGTTCTTACACAGAAACTTTTGCATAGTATTCCCTTCTTTCGATTGATAGTGACGGCATTACTGCCGTGTTGGTAGTGGTTACGTCTTCCCTAGTACCACTAATCGCCTAGCATTTATGTAGAGTTCTTGTGTGTTCACAGTGATTGCGTGGTTCACTTACAGGGTCTCTTCTGCGCTGAAGTCGTTGGTGAAGTCCTTGCTCTGAAGGTCTGCCAACTTAGTCTGAGCAGATTCCAGGCTCTTCTTAACGTCTGCCAGATCCTTTTCCATGCCCTGAACAGCCTTCATCTTCTTTTCCAGAGTTTTTGCGTTGGTATCCTTCTTGTTCTTGATGGAGTCCAGTTCCTTCTTAGCACTAGACAGCACCTCTTCTGCATTTTCAACACTCTTAGTAAGGCGCACAACCTTAGAGGACAGCTTGCGGACACTTGCACGGCGGTCACGCTCTGCCATAGAGAGCATAGCAACACCGCTTGCGTTGGCGCTAAACCATGCCTCAACCCATTTTACGAATTTGGTCTGAGACTCTGCTTCCGTGTCGTAACCGTGGCCTGCGGTGGTAGCGGTGAATGCACGCACCTTGCCCACGCTCTGCTCAATGAACTGCTCAACAGTGAAGGTTGCAAAGACGTCATTGACTTTGAAGGTATCGCCCATGATAGCGGTGGTAAGGCTTGCCAGATCGTTGAAGTAGAAGGTCTTAATCTTCTGAACAGAGTCCGCGTCTGCGGCATAGCGTGCCAGCAAATCAGCGTCCAGATAGACAGCACGGACGGCCTTGCAATAGGTCTCGTACTGCTCTGCAGTGATACCCTTCAGGCAGTCTCTGCCCAGAGCCTTTTCAGAGGTGTTGACTTCCTTGTCACCCTTCTTGAACAGGGCAACGGCGGCACCGGTGGTGCGGTTCTTCTCTGCGGCTGCGGTAGCATTGAAGTTGATAGCGGACAGAATGGTAGTAGTAGACATAGTATTTTCTCCTTTGTTGTGTTATAATGTGTGTACGGACTTCTTGCTATTATGAGCAAGCCAAGTGCTACAGACAAAATTCCAGGTTCTGCCTGTAGCCTATGGTTCGCCCACGATGGGCAAATATGTATGTTGTAAAGCATGGTTTACCCTCTGTCTGCCAAAACAGCCCTTCAACCATGCTTGTTATTATTTAATTGTCACGGAAAACCGTCCATTTTTGCTATTGTCTGCGACAAGTCCAAACTTTTGAAGTCCAAACAAAAAGCGCCAAACTTTTGAAGTCCAGCGCCGTCTAATTGCGTATCTTTGCAAAAATATTCTGTTTTCTCAACCATGCAAGGTTGCATTGTACCGCCTAAAAGTATTACTGATAGGACGTTTATATTGTGTTTTCTACCCATTTCGGATATCCGCCTATAACTATCTCAAATTATTGCGCCTATTCCGCAAAAGATAAGAGTATCAAAACCTTGCATTTTTGTGTATCTGGTTAAGGTTGACAGAACGTTTTGAGGACGTTAACCCATAGGCCAAACGCGCCAAATTTGCAAGGAAAAGACTTTTTATCTTTTCCGTTTCCTGTTCTCAAAATCCTTACTTTTGGATACGCTTTCCAGCGTATGAACAGCGCACGCTTTTGTTTCACACTTAACTTGTTTCCCGCCAAATTGTCACCTCTTTTCTTTGCTCTTGTCGGGGTTTGGTGTGCGTGTTTGTTCTTTCCCTTTTCGGGGTTTATCGTTTTTGTTTCATCCTTGCATTTTCGTGCAATTCCGTCCGGTGTGTGTCGTCACACCTTGCAAGCTATCGGATTATACAGGCGGTGTAGCTTGTCGCCTGTTCGGGTTTGTCTATCCGTTTCCGTCTAGTCCGTTCCCGTGCCTATACTCTACCACGTCTAGTCCGTTCCGTCAACCCGTCTAGTCCACTTGTAATCTTTTTGTAACTATTTTTCCAGAAAATACCAAAATAGTTTGATCTCGCGCGCGCGTACCTATTAGAGTCCCTGGGTGTGCGCCTGGGCGTGTGTGTGCGCACGCGCACACGGGTACATTATAAAGGCAAATGGTAGAATTTGGTATAATAGTTACAAGAAAGTAACAAAAATGAAATAGTTACAAAAGAGTAACAAAAGTTACAAAATGGTTACAAGTGCAATCGAACAATTCATACTAGGCTGCTATGAATTAAATCAGATATCCTAGCAAAGTGCTAGGAATTGTGACCTGTTGATATCATAGTAAAATACTAGGGATTGAATCTACACCAAAAATTCCTAGTAAAGTGCTAGGAATGAGTGTCGGAAAATGAGCATTTCCAGCACTCAAGCCGTGGGGGTGCACTTTTCATTTTTTGGACGTTCCCGGCAGCAGACCGAGCCACCAGTACATCTTTCTTATTCATAATCGCCAATTATCAATTTGTTATATTCCATATTACTATACAATTTACACAACAATCTCCACAAAAATTACCTTCTTTCTAATTTCTATCAAACCTTCCTAATCTCCATCTTATCCCATCCCGGCACTCCATCACACTCTCTACCTTCTCCCTTACCCGGGGTACACTTTCCCCTGACAAAACCATCCCAAAATACACTCCTATACCCTTCCCTACATACACCCATAAATCATTTACTTTCCCCTCTAAAATACCTAAAAATGGCTTAAAATCGCTATTTTTCAATCGGTAGCTCATTCGGTAACTAGCTAGAATTTAACGTATTTTCGTTATATTTTGGCTAGTTTTTCTTTTTGTTTGTACCTTTTTACCCATTATTTTGTTCCTTTTTGACCCAATAAAGTCTGAAAAACCTAGGATCCATGCGATTTTTTCCGATGTGTACTATAAATGTACCGAAAATGACCATTCTTCGGAGCATAAAATACCTATTTGTACCCATCTGTACTCCCCTGTTACCATAAATGGACTGATCTGGCATCTGAACAGCACTCTCATAGACTTCAAAGACCTACAAGGAGTATGATTGTGGCCTCTGGCGGCTTACACAGAACACACAGAGCATTTGGATGTCCTTCATAGAGAACAATACCTCCCAGAAACATACCTTATTATAATAGGCTTCAGGAATATTCGTATCCTGTATTAGATAGCTATTGAATTTTTGGCAAACTCATGGTATAATGAGTGTAGATAGCTATACAATACAGGATACTGTAAAGGAGTTAGTGATTGAATGACTGTGGTGGATATTTATAGCAGTCTTCCAGACAGGGCGTGGAGAGGGATCTCGCGTCCTCAGACGCTCGTAGGTTTACTCAAATTGAATCTATGCCGCTTGCGCGCCATAGCTTCAAGTCGAGTAAACCATTAAGAGATATTTTGTGATAGTTGTACTTGGATTGACGACCATGTATCTTCATACATATATATAATACAGACTCGTCAATCCAACTAAATTGAGTAGGAGGTTATATGGACAAGAAAAAATACGAGATCACATGGGAGATAATAGGTAAATTGAAGGATGGTCAGATTTTTTCTAATTTTTTAGAACTATCTACTTATCTTAATGTATTTGGCAAAAATGGAAAGCCATTAGATGGAACTAGCAAAAAACACTTTCTTGAAGAGCTGAATCGTTTCGTTGAGTTTAAAAAGGAAGGAAAACGCTTTGTTATTGTAAAGATTCGTCCAGACAATGAGGTACTTCCTCCTCTACCGACAAGAAACAAAGGAAAGTTCTCCTTGCGTCTGCAGAACCAGATTGCTTACCACCTACTTAGAGAATGTGACGGTAGTAGTTGGATGGAATTCTTTTGGACGCCAGCCGCAATACTACGAGCGTGTGGAATGACCAATAAGAATTTTTATCAATATCCAGAAGACCTACATGGTGAGGATACCTTTTGGGCTGAGATAATTGGTACACCATTAGAAAATATTGCTCGTGAGCAAATGGATGAGTTCAGAGAGAATTTAGCAGCGGATGCTGAGACGTTTCAGCAATGTACTAAATCTACAATGGTTGGATACATTGAGTCTGCGCTTAAATCTATGGCAAAAAACAAGGAAATATTTTTTGAGGACTGCCCTGCCGTGTTTATAAACCATGACCCAGAAGAATACCATATTCCTTCTGAAGACCAAAAAGCCATTTATATGAAGATGTATACGAATGTGCTTCATGAGTTTTACACATCGTCTGGGCGAGTGTGTCAGAGTGAGCAAGACGTATTTTTGACCGGACGACTTCATGAGTTCTATGAAGAGCTAGATAATAGATTCAAGGAAATTTTTACATACGACCTAGCACGACCAATGTATCATATTACGATTGAGCCGAACTCGTTGAAGCGATCTGCGGCACGGACGGAATATAAATTGCAACAGCAAAGTTTTCACGAGATGAATGATGCTATGTGTGAGAATATTCCAACGCTTTCTACCGTCAGAAGAGGTAGAGTGGTGTTGGAAGAAAATCCAGAATATTATAATGATGCTTCTCAACCACCGTTTCGCTTTGTGCATAGACAGTTGAGCGATGAGGTTCTTCAGCTCTTTATAGATGGAATGATTCGTGTTCCTGCGAATTCTGGAATTCCTCGTGCTGGATTTAAATGGTATGGTTCTTATAAAAGGTAAGGAAGAAGGTTGATGATAATGAATTTTGATAACACCTATTGGATTGATTTAAAGGTAACGTATGAGTATTACCAAGCTGCTGGACGCTTGCCGGAGTTTTATAAGAAGCATGTCTGTACAAAATGCCAGTATGAGATTCCGTGCTTCACTACTTGTGATGATGTGCGATGCAAATGTCAAGAGTTTAAGCCTAAGACTGTGCGGAAGGCTGACAAGTATTTACATATCAATGATTTCATGAACGATGTGGCTGCATTTGAGGCTGGCCGTGCGAATGAGAATTAAATAAGAGTCTGCGTGGCTCTTATTTGAAATATAAATACATATTAAAAGGGAGATTGTTTAATGAGAGACAGAAGTAATCTCACGTTTAAGTTTACTGGTGAGGCGCATATTTTAGAAGACGGAAAATTCTTTACGAGGTTTAAGAGTCCGAGAGGCAATACAGTTTTTTATGATGGTGACAATGACATTTTCATTGACAAATATACACTCTTGGAGTCGATGTCAGCTTGTGAAAGCCGTGAAAATCTTTATGAGATCGAGAAACTTCTTTGTACTTTATTCTCGTGTGATTTTGACTCTAGTTTTTCACGGATGTATTCGTATGTTATGGGATCAAAATTAGAAGAGTTTAGACATCATGAATTCTATTATCAAGACGAATTCAAAAAGAAATGCGAATCATTAGGTTTTGGAAGTATTGTAGAACATAAAAATATTAAAGGACACATTCCAGATGCATGGGTAAACAAAAATGGTGAGTTAATTCCAGTCGAGGTAAAAGTAGATAAGTTTAACGCGAGTGCGTTAAAACAGCTTTCTCGATATATGTCTGTTTACAATACAAAGCATGGATATGCGGTAGCAAAACGACTTACAGTTATGCTTCCAAAGAATATTACTTTCATTCCATTTTCTGATTTTATGGACAAGGAGGGCTAAGAGATGCATATTCAGATTGGCAAGTACATTATAAAGAACTGTGACGAGAGGAATCTTGTTATTATTGAGCAGCGCCCAGCTGGCAAGAATCCAAAGACTGGTGAGATGGGCACCGGAGTAAAAGAGGTTACGGTCGGCTATTACCCGAACCTTGAATGGGCTTTACATAAGATTAAAGATTTGAATATTTCCGAGAGTGATGCTGACACCGTGGATGTTTTGCTGGCAGAGCTTGAACAGATTGATGAGACGATCCGCCGGGTGGCTGAGGAGGTCAAGTGATGGATAAGTTTGTAAATGCAACACGATTGATTGGCGTCCTCGATAGTGCCCTCGCTCGTCCTAGGGTCAGAGGTAATGCAAAGTCTATTGGTGGTATGTGGTGCGATATGGCAATGCAATACACAAAGAGCATTCTTGAAAAAGAAATGTCTGCTGGCGGTGAGTTCCGTCGAGTGGTTCATGCTCATTGGATTGAACATGAGGCGGATTTTGGAGAATCACTGTATTGTGAGTGTTCCAGTTGTCATAATTCTACTGGAATTGACCGTACACTGTTCTGCGGTGCCTGTGGTGCTATTATGGACGAGCAGACGATTACGGTTAAAGACTATTGAGGGTGATGAACGATGCGAACTTACGAGGATGTTGATGCAGAGATCAAGCAGCTTGTGCGTGACATGAATAGCAATAGTCTGACACGCAACGAGTACGAAGCTGCTGACGATATGCTGGATGAGCTCTATCAGGAGCGTGAACACCTTTGGCTCAAGGCTATGGAAGATGGCGAGAGCTGCTATCTGTAAAAGCCTAATTTTATATTTTTCTTTATAGCTATACAATACAGGATACGTTTTAGAAGAATACGGAGGTGACTGCCGAATGGCAAAACAGCAAACTTGCCAGAAGTTTGTTTTTAAGATCCATACGAAGCGTCTGGTTGAAGCAAAATGGGATTTAACCCTACCATTAGATGAAGCCAGACGAAACCACGAGATCATCTCGCTGGCTGATAGCACTGTTTTACGATGGATTGATGAGTTGAATGGTGTTACGGATGCCGAGGCTAAGGCACGGAGTATCAAGCGTAGAATCAAGATGTTGCGGAATGAACCATCCTGCTTGGAGAACCGCCGGGAGATTCGGAGATTATACACTGAGCTGGACGCAGTTCAGTTTAAGCCGGATTATATGTGTCTGGTGGTTGACAAGAAGAATGATTACCGCCGGGCGTGTTCTTCCAAGGGGTTCAAAATCAATGGAATTACGTATCGCCGTCTGGTTGGGACTACCGGTGGTATTAAGAATAGCACGATTGTATTTGTGAGCAACCGTCTTGTTGAAGAGCTCCGCAAGCGAATTGATAATGGCCGTAATAAAGGAATGGAGTTTATTCCGGCAAAGCTGGAAGCATATCGGGCACTCGCCTGTTCAGCTTCCATTCCAGTTACTGACCCTGACGGCGTGCTTGTTGTAGATGATTGTTTCACGCATTTTAAAGATCATGTAATCGTTCTGGATGACGGAGTGTCTGGTGAACCTACAATGGTAGAGAATCCTGAGCAGGACTGTGAACTTTGCGCAAGCGACGGTTTTGGACTCATCAGTTACGACCTTGTACAGCAGTGGAGTGAGGATCTGAAGTTGCCATCCACCGCGTCCGGCTTCTGTGTGCGGAATGCGTTCTGCAAAGGCATGTTGTTCCCATTCCCTTTCCGTGAGTTTGCTAAAAAGGTAGCAAAACAGAATATGGTACGCGATATTTGGGGGAACTACAAGGATATTAATCGCGTACAGGTGATTCTCACCGGGTCGATGCTCAAATTATGGGACAGTTACCATAGTTGTGAGGACTACTTCGAGAATTGTCAGGAAAATCACTACCATTTCTCTGTAACAAAGACTTGTGAGTTAGAGCTTGATGAAGAGCGTAATCTGAATTATCAGTTTATCCAAAGCTATCAACTTACGAATGATGAGATTCGGGAACTCGTGAAGCCAACTTTGGATGAAATCAAGGGTGTTATGGGCGGTGACTGGCGTGATGCATTACTGTATTTGCGTGGCAGTGGAATGCGCGATGACCCGAATTACATAAACAGTCTGGAAAACGACTACATTAAGGCTCTTATGATTGAGCCGGAAATGATTAACGACCCTTATGTGCAAAATCGGATTCGATACTTTATTAAAAAGCGAATCTCTCAGGCAAAAACGGGTGTTGTGAAGGTACGAGGGAATTTTCAAGTAGCGAGCGGAGACCCATATGCGCTTTGCCAATCCATGTTTAAGATGGAAGTCACTGGACTGTTAAAAGCTGGCGAGGTCTACAGCCGATTCTGGAACGACCGAGATGTTAAGCGGGTAGCCTGTTTCAGAGCACCGATGAGTCAAATGGCAAATATTCGGTGTTTGAATTTAAATTCGAGTGACGAATGTAAGAACTGGTATCGTTACATGAAGACGGTAGCTATCGTAAGTGCGTTTGATAACACATGTGCAGCACTCGACGGAATGGACTGGGATGGTGATCTCATCTTTAGCACAGATAACAGAGTCCTTCTTGATAAATGGAGAGACGAGACTGTAATTCTTTGTGCTCAGAAAAAAGGTGAAAAGAAAGTTCCAACCGAGCAGGATTTCATTGACTCTAATATCAATGGATTTGGTGATGATATCGGTAAGGTAACTAATCGTATTACAACGATGTTTGATGTACAGAGCAAATTTGAGCCAGAAAGTAGAGAATATAAAGAACTTACGTATCGTATTATTTCAGGTCAGAAATACCAACAGGACACGATTGATCGCATAAAGGGAATTTCCTGCGTACCTATGCCAAAATATTGGTATGACAACAAAGCTTGCGTCCCAAGCGAAGATGATAACCCAGATACTATCGAGGATAAAAAATTCTGGGCTCGTATTTGTGCTTATCGAAAGCCGTACTTTATGAGTTATATTTATCCTTCTCAGATGCGAGACTACAAGAAATATGTGGCTGCAGCGCGCAAGCGCATTGAATGGGAGGGCTATACTGGTCTGGATGAAATCATACAGAAGGAAGTCAAGAGTGAGTATGATGAGGTGGTCATTCAGTATTATCTGTATCGGATGCCTGTCGGAGTGAATTCCTGCACAATGAACCGGCTGTGCTGGATTATCGAGGATGAGATGGAAAAACACATGGCAGAGTTGAAAACTCATCGTGTTTTTGACTATGACACGCTAAAGTCTGGCGAGACCTATAAAAATTCTCAGTATTATGGTATCCGTCCAATCTACAAAGATTACTTAAAATACGCTAGTGGAAATTCTGTCATTGATAACTCCGTAATGAAGAATAAGGAGACTGGCGTAGATCGTACCGAGAAACTGGCGATGTATAACGAGAGTATGCTCCGTCATCTACATGAAAAGTGCTCAGATGACAATGTGCTCTGTGACATCCTTTTAGATATGTGTAAAAAGAACTCGTCCAGCGTATCTATTGTATGGGCCCTCTTCCCTGATGTGATTATCAAGAGACTGTTAGAGAAGAACGAAAACAAGGTGCATACTCTCGTAAAGCAGGATGACGGCGATATTGAGTATTGCGGAGAGCATTATAAGGATGTGGTTGTTGATATTAGTGAGAATAAAAAGGAGGATGTCGATGGTAGTGGTGCTGAATGAGCGTGAATATGCGGAAGATTTGCTAAGAGAAGATGTAACGTGGAGAACTGCAGGACACGCTTTACATTACATTGCAAAGCTGTATTTCTCTAATGGGTATCAGAAAGAACAGGTTAAAGAGAAGTTGGATGATTTTCTCCTCTCTCACATGGACGGATACAACCGGGTTCTTGACGAGGATTTGATTCAGCAAGCTATCGCTTCTTCTAAAGGAAAGCAACTTGTTGAGCTTGATGGGGTCATTATTACGAAGGCTGAAATCGAGAAGATTCAGGCTCTTGATGGAAAGCCAATGCAACGTTTGATGCTGACGCTATTGTGTCTTGCAAAATATCATGTGGCTATAAATGAAAAAAATAGCTATTGGGTGACAGAAGATACACGAGATATCTTTAGAATGGCAAGTGTTTCTGTAAATGTTAAAAAACAGAATGAGATGATTTGCGAGCTGCGTAATCTTGGATATGTTGGATTTGCCAGCTTGAAAAAAATTGACAATCTGAATATCCATGTTTTGATAGCTGAAGAAAACTCGCCACAGGAGCTTTTTGTGAGTGATTTTGAGAATATCGGTCTCGAATGGAACCAGTATTGTGGTAAGCCATATATCAGGTGTGAATGTTGCGAAAAAAAAGTTGTACGGACTGGTAGAAGGCAAAAATATTGTCGTAAGTGCGCAAAAAGCATTAACATTGAGAAAACCATACAAAATAGAAAAATGTTTGATTTATAAATAACGTGTTTTTACATTATTTTGACGTAAGTACGTTGTATTTTTACATATTTTCATAAAACTATTACGGGATAGTTGTGGTAGGAAAGAGAGCGTGGACGCATTCTCTCTTCCCTACCTATTTTATTTTGAAAGGGTGTTTTTACCTAATGATTGAAATTACTAAGTCCGAAGCGAAGGCCGTGCGAAAGGTCTTCCCTCATGCTTGCATTGCAAAGACCCGTCACAAGCGGTATCTGGAAGAGTCTGCTCGATATCTTGAGCTACTTCCTTTTAATATTGCCGCTGTTGAGATGCTGAAGCAGATGCAGCGTAACGCACGTTACTAATCTTTGAAAGAACGAGGTATAGACTATTGGACTTTGAAATTCAACTGCCAGAAGAGATTACCAACCTGATGAATGGTGGCGGTCTTCCCTCTCCTGAGATGATGAACTTCTACGTCGATGAGAAGGATCGCATCTTCTTTATCGACTTTGAGATTGACCAATCTCTGATTGAAATTGAGCGCAAGATTTTGCAGTACAACCGTATTGATAAGGATACTCCTGTTGAGCAGCGTAAGCCTATTAAACTGTTTATTTACAGCTATGGTGGCGAGCTGGATGCTATGTTTAGCTTTATTGATGTTGTTGCGCTGAGTAAGACTCCTGTTTGGACGATCAATGCAGGTATTGCGATGAGTGCTGCTCTTGTGATGCTTCTGTCCGGTCAGAAACGTTTTGCTCTGCCTCACTCTACCGCGCTGATTCACAGTGGATCTGGCGGTGCGCAGGGTACTTTTGAACAGTCTAAGATGGCTATGGACTACTATGAGAAGCAGGTTGTGAAGATGCGTGAGTATATTATGGCTCATTCTACTATTGATAAGAAGACCATGTCAAAGAATAAGGCTAAGGATTGGTATCTGGATGCTACTGAACAGGTCAACTTTGGTATCGTAGATAAGATTTGCGATGATGTAGATGAGTTCAATTAAGGGAGAGTAAATATATGGCTTCTGATAAGACTGAAATGCGTAAGAAGAAGGATATTCCGCAGAGTTTGGATGAGTATTCCAGTTTTTATGGAATGGAACTCGATCCAGAACAGAAAATTTTTAGAGATGCCATCTGGGACCCTAATATTGATGTAGTCTTTGCGAATGCCCGTGCCGGAACCGGCAAGACCACAATTGCTGTTGGTGTTGCTGACTTGCTTGTTAAGTATGGTCGTTACAATGGCATTGTGTATATTGTATCTCCTACTCAGGAAGAGAAGCAGGGTTACCTTCCAGGAACTCAGGAACAAAAGAGCGCTCCGTATATGGAGCCACTTTTCGAGGCTCTTGAAACTATTGGTGTTAATCCAAATACGGCAGTAATTGCTGATGAAAATCCTGAAAGTCAAAAGTATGGTGCGTACATCCAGTGTGCCGCACATACTTATATGCGAGGTGTCAACTTTGAGAACAAGGTTATTATCCTCGACGAAATACAGAATTTCACTCTAGCCGATGCGAAGAAAGTCATTACGCGAGTGAAAGACTCGTGTCTCCTCATTGCAATCGGACATTCTGGTCAGTGTGACTTGTACAAGCACCCGGAACGGTCGGCACTGATTCCGTACATGGAGCATTTTAGAGGTCATGACCGTACCGCAATTTGTGAGTTGAATACAAATCATCGTGGTTGGATTAGCACTTGGGCTGATGCTCTTGAATGCTAAAATACTTCAATTTTGAAATAAAATATAAGGGAGAATAAAATTATGGTTGCTAAGAAGAGTGTTGTTTTTAAGAACGCTATTATTGATACTGTTGAGGGCACTATCACCGAAATTACCAAGGACGGTGAGAACGTCTTTAATCTGAAGGAAGCTCTGGCAAAGTGGGATGGTATTGAGGGCGTCACCATCAATATTTCTACTTCTGATGAGCTGCTGGGCGATCCGGCTTGATGCTAATGGGTTGCTATAATAAACGGCCAGAAGAAACGAGTGACGACTTCTTTGTAAGAATCGGGAATGCTGTTCTGGCTAGAGAGTTGACTTGGGATGGCGCATCTAAAGTGCTCAATGATGAATTGGGTAAGAATTTTGGTGAGTGCGCATATCGCAAGCGTTTTAAGGCATTCCGTGCGGGTATGCAGTATCAGGAGTCCTTATCTAATAGAGATGTAGGGACATGCATTCTGTCTATTTCCGACCTACATATTCCATTCCAGAAACCCATTGATACTTTTGGTGAGTACGCTGGCAAGATTGATATCCTTCAGGTAAACGGAGATTTAGTAGATGCGCAGGCTATTTCTCGTTTTAATAAGGTGTACCGTAAGAGTCCAATGGAGGAAATTCTGATTGCACGGCAGTATATGATTGACCTGATTGAGATGCTTCAGCCTAAGAAGGTTGTTATCAATTATGGCAATCATGACTTACGCTTCCAGAATTATCTTGCTAAGAATCTGGACACCGACTTGCTTGAACTGATGCCAAAGACATCGTTGGAGCTTATTTTTGTTGATGGTTTTAACCATTACAACAAGGAGCTTCATACTAAGGTTCATTACGACCCTTTGATTGATGTTTTCAAGGACAGTGGTATTGAGATTGTTTATAACGATACTTGGTTTAGTTTTGTTGGTGAAACAATTTTTGTGCATCCGCTTGCTTATTCAAGCGGTATGTTGAAAACGGCAGAAAAGGCATATCGGTATTTCAAGGATAATGATTATTTCTTTGATACTATCGTGATGGCACACACTCATAAAACAGGTCACTATGATATCGGT